TACTGGCGTAAGGGTTAAGCCCTCTAAAGCAGAAAATAAGTTTGCACCTGTTCTCTGACTTGCTGGCAATGTTGAGTTGTACCGTTGCAAAAATTCTTCTGCGGCTTTGTTTGCATCAGGCGCATTACTAGAAGTGAAGCCAAGTTTGTCAGCACCAAAGCGCAGAACTTTCCCAAGTCCTTTAAGAACAAGATTTCCACCAGCATCCCATGCGGCTTCTTCAATTCCAGCTTTTGTCGCTAATGACATAGATGGAACTTCACCTTTTGAAATCTGTTCATAAGTCTCACCAGCAAAACCACCAACACCAGCACCTATTGTGCTAATTGGGAATGGCAATGCTATACCACCAATTAAACCACCCATCTCTTGAGCGCCAAAAGCATCTCTTTGACGATACTCTGGACTCATAATAGATGTACTCATATCTACATTTGAGGGGGCTGTCTTATCCTCAATTAGAGGAACATTGCTTACATCAAATTCGTCAGCCATTTCAGCCTCCAATATAAAGTTCTTTTCTCAGTTGATTGATTTCAGCATCTTCTTCTTTACTTTTAAATCCTTGTGGATTTGTTGCTGACCTTCTTTTCTTAATCTGTGCAATCAACTCTTGTAATCGACCAAGTTTATTTTGGAACTCAATTCTTTGGTCAGCTTCATTGAATCCCATCAAGGAATCTTTGTTTGCTTTCTTATAGTCTTTTGCTCTGTTGTAGGTGTACTCATTTTCTGCAAGATCAACTTTCAGCAAACTAACCAATCTCTTGATTGTTTCTGGTTGTTGCAAAGCATTAGGCGCAGTCTTTTCCAAACTTGCCAATTCTTTTGCCGCCAACGAGCCGGGATAATTCTTAACTAATGGGAAGATGTATCTAGTACCCATTGCTTGAATAAGCTGAGTATTAGATGTGGCATTCTTTAGGTCGCTTCCAACAGGGATGCCAAGAGAAATCAAAGCACCAACAACAGCTTCTTTTCCTTCTGCAAACTTTCCTGTAAATGCGTTTTCCAAAGAAGTTTCAAGCGTAGCAATATTCCGCTTTGATGCAGTTCCTGCCGCAACAGCAGAACCAAGATTCTTGAAGTTTTCAGCAGTATATTTACCAGTTTCTTCAGCTTCTTTCTTTTGTCCAGCCATAAGAGCTTTGCCAAGCATTCCCAAGCCTTCACCAAGAGCTTCATCTAAAGATTTGCCTTCTGTAAGTTTCTTAATTCTCAACTGAACAATATCGTATTTCTTTTTATCTTTTACAGGGTCAAGAACATCTAACTCTGCCATCAAATCAAAGATTTCTTCAGTTGGTCGCTTCTGTGTTCCTTCAATTGCTTGAATATTGTCTTTTAGTTTTTGAATAGATGCTGTATCTGGCTTAGGAGCAGTTTGAGCTTTACGCAATTGCTCTTTAAGGTCTGTGAGTTTTTGGGCTTTAACTTCAAATTCATATGGCCTATCAACTTTTTCTGATTTTTGTAATTGTGTTTTCTCTAACTCTAAGTCTTGATATTCAGGACTATCTTTAGACAAACCTCTCTGTGCCACATTTATTTCACGAATTCGAGCGGCAACTTGCAAAGGTTGAGAAATAGAGAGTTTGCGTTCTTTATTTGCTTGTGCAATTTTTACCAATGAACCTCTTGCATTGTCAGCAATCTTCATAGCCAAATCAGGTGCACTTCTGGCATATTTCTGAGCAATCATTAATTGTTGTTGAGGGTCACTTGGGTCAAGTTCACTCAAGATTTGTTGTTGCAAACCAATCATCTGCAATTGAGGGTCTTTACCACCCAAAGCACCACCAAGAACATCACCCAACTGTTGACCACCACGATAGAAACCAAACTGCGCTTGTTGCATTGGTGTTAACTGTGCATAAGCCATTGCTTCATTTTGCATAGCCGCTTGACGCTTTTGCATATATTCCATCTCTGCCGCACGAGAGATTTCAGGACTAAACATTCCACCAACAATAGAAGATTGTGGTTGTCTTACTGTTAGTCGTGAATATGGGTCAGCATTTTGTGTGAATTGAATATTCTCCATCTCTGCTGGTACAAAACTATCAAGTGCAGGAGTGACAGCATCACGATTTATGGTTTCTAGTGCTTGCTGTCTTGCCATTTCAGCCATGCGTTGTTCTTCTTGTTTAATTCTTTGAGACTCAAAATCCATATCGCCATAATTTGATTGGTTTGAGAAAAGTCTATCCATTGGAATTTGGTAGGTACGAGTTGGCATGATTTATTCCTTAATTTTCAAAAGCTCTTGCACCAACAGACATTTGTGGATTGAAATATCCAGAGGATTGATTGTTTACAGGAATGGATGCTTGGTAAGCATCAGAAAAAGTTTGTTGTTGCGGAGGATTAAAGTATCTATCCAACCCTTGTTGAACATAAGGGTTATTACCCAATCCTATCAATGCAGAACCAAGTCCACTACCAGCCGTACTTTGTAGAGTCCTAGCCGCACCTAATCCACCAGTAAGCAATGATTGACCAACATTAGCACCAGCACTAGCCGCACGACCACCCAATGCAGAACCCATCTCCAAAGGCTGTTGACCAAGAGACTCAATGGTTGAGCCAGCACCCAAATAAGCACTGAATGGACTCAAAGCACCGACTTGACCAGCTTGATATTGACCCATTAAACCAGCACCAGAACCTAGCAACCCTGCACCAAAAGCCACATTCTGTTGACCAGCTTGTTGTGCCTGAGAAGCCAATGCCAAGTCTTGTTGCGCCAATGCGTTGTAGTACGCTTCCATCTCAGGAGTCGTAGCACCCAAACCACCAGCACCACTTGGACGCAATCCTGTAGCACCTACAGACAATCCACCACGACCTGTTTGGAACAACTGGTTTTGCAATTGAGCATATTGACGCTCACGACTTGGTGCAAGCAAATCTTGTTGCTGACGCATATATTGAGATGCAACTTGTTCAGGAGTTTGTTGTAGGTACTGCTGACCCAATCCAAACAGTCCTGTAGCACCTTGTTGAAGCGGCTCATACTGTTGCTGTGCCATCTCAGCCTGAGTCAAAGCACCGCCTGTAAGAGACTGTAATCGGTCTTGGTAAGCCTTTAACTCAGGACTGACTGTGTAACCAGCACCAGTTAGATAACCACTAGGGTCAAACTGAAAGTTAGAAGCGCCATATCGAGTAGTTACACCAACAGGGCGAAACTTAGCCGCTTCAGCCGCAATTCGTGCAGACTCAAGTTGAGCCTGTGCGGATTGTCGTGCCGCATCTCCAGCGGCTTTACTTTGCATCGAACCGCCAAGCAGTGATGCACCTCCCATTATTGCGGCGGCGGCTATAGGCATATCATTCCCCTTTAATCAAAATTTCATCCACTTTAGACGAGTCTTTCTCGTCTGTGGCGTGAATACAAAACCAAACACAATCTGTTATCGCTTTGACTCCATGAGTCAACCCTGCTTGTATCTCAATACACGCTGGTGCAGAAACAATATCAATCTCAGTACCACGCAACACAGCAACCTTGCCATGAGCCAAAATAGACAAATGACTGAAGTTATGCGTATGCTTCAAGATGCTCATTCCCGCAGTGAAGAATGATTCTTTGGCATACAACCCATCACTGAAATGATGAGTAATGCGATATTCAGGGTCTTGCATCATCATGCTGTGCGCTTCCAAATATACACAGTAATGTACGGCTGATAGTTAGCATTTGTGCCACTTGAGCCTGTTGAGTCAACATTTCCTGAAAGAGTGTGGTTGTGATTAGCGTTCATACTAAAAGTGCTAACACCGTAGAAGCCGCCACCGTCGTATAAATTTCCTGCGCCAGTTGCTGTAAATACACCTGTTGCGCCAGCACTAACTGCTTTAGCACCAACATTACCAGTTAAATTAGTGGTGGTTGAAACTGCTACGCTACCTATAGCGTGATTGTGGCTAACAGTAATTGCATCTGCACTACCACCAGTTTCTTCAGCAGTGTCAAACAGTGCATTCCCTGAGTCAAAACCAACCATGACACGACCAGCACCAAATGCAGTCCATGTACCAAAACCAAGCAATGTTGCAGGGTTAGTGCTGACGCTTGCATTTGTGTAGATAGAACCAACTGGATACAGCAAAGCAATTGCCGCTTGAACAAAAGCAGTTGTGGCTATAGTGGTTGTATTACTACCAGCAGATTGCGTAGTCGCAATAGTGCCTGTTGGCAGTGTAGGAGTACCAGTAAAGGTAGGACTTGCCAAATCTGCCTTGGTTGCAATGGCAGTAGCAATGTTATTGAACTCAGTATCAATCTCAGTACCTTTGACAATCTTCAAAGGATTGCCAGAAGATAAAGCATCTTTAGTGGCAAAGTTGGTTGCTTTTGTGTAATTTGTCATATCTATCCTTAACTTAATCTACCTTGTTTGGATTGAATCTCAATCTTCTGAAATGACAATGGTGTCCCATCAATATCAGACTCATACCCCGATTGCACAACCTTGCCAGAACCTGATGCTGAAACTGTCAATGTTTGCAAAGCAATACCATCAACATACTCTGCAATGACAGTAGCGTTTGCGCCATACTCTGCAACACCATACAGACTTTCGCCTTGTGTTGGAATAGTTGCACTGTCAGACAAATAATTGGTCTTAAAGTCAAAGCCCCATTTAAATGTAACTACTTGATTGCTTCCACCAATCACAACAGTAGACAACTTCTTTAAAATAGAAGTGACATTCTGATTGCCAAGGTCAGCATGGTTTGTGTAATACAGCATCCTATACTCAGCATCATGGTCTTGGAAGGTACTGTACTTGCCTACATAACCATTCTTACCAACCAACAAATCACCGTTTCTGCGAGACAATAATGATGTTGGCTCTATAGAGTCCCAAGTTGTAGCCCTTGCCGCACCATCAGGTAAGTAGGCTTTGGTATCAAAGCAGAACACTGACTTTGTACTAGGTGTAGTCAACAAGTAAAAGGCTTCACGCTCAGAATAGACAGATTTGATGTTAGCCAATGTCTCACCGGCCACAGTCTCCATCAAGTCATTACGAATGTTCTTAGACAAGTCTCTCTCAGGAGATGACTTTTCTTGAATCGTTCTCATCAATGATCTGACACCAGAGTTAGATAAGAAAAGTACATCAGTGCTAGTTGTCTGAATACTGTCTCTGGCAATGCAACCAATACCCTCAACAGTGTCATGCAATGACATCGATGCTGGTGTTGTGGCATTTTGGTAAATCAGAATTTGACGCTTACCAAAGATAAACAAGAAACCATTGTGTGCCGCAAGACCTGTGATCTCATCAGCACCATTGACCCACACACGGTCTACATTCAAAGAGCCTGATGTTCCTGTTGACCAAACATGACCAGCAATCAAGTCAGAGAAAAAGACTGTTGCGTTATTGGCTGTGGTGTTTGCCGCCCACAATCTACCAAACGCAGAGATCACAATGTTGGCATCAGGCACAGTGCCTACATAACCTGTCTTCTCAGACACTCTACGATATGTAGTTGTACTTACAGCAGGGTCATAGATCAGTGGGTTAAGCCCTGACTGAAAGAAGTATGTGATGTTGTTTAAAGACGCTGTTTGCCAATTGCTTGCGGTAATGGTTGGTGCTGTACCACCACCCCCATAGGTCAACTCCACAATAGCATTAGACCCATCAAGTTTAAACAACTTGTTGTTGCCAGCAAACAAAACAGTCAAAGTGCCATCTGCCTGAACCAACTCATTCATCACAGTGACATCGTTTGCACCCAAGTTACCAGTAGATGAGTTAAGCCTAGAAAAACCTTTTCGTGACCCAATACGACCAAACTGGTCAATGATGCAGTTTGTCGCAACCAAAGCAAAGCCAGCATTCAAATCAAGAGGCGAGTCTTGAGTATTCAACCCAAAAAAGCCGGGGGCTGAAATGCTTGCAATTTCTAGTTGCTTGCTCATATTGCTACAAACTCCTGATTCTCAGGGTAACGAGTGCCTTCTAAAGCAATGTGGTCAGACAACATAGATTTGTACAACAGATAAGCCTCAGATGAAGACAGACCACCATCTTCACCACGCTCTACCAATGCACGAGCATAAGCATTCTGAGCCACCAAAACATCAGGGACAAGCACAACTGTCGAACCTGATGCCAAAGTAGCTTGTGGCACTGTCAAGGAAAACTTGATTGTGTATACGCCATCAGGTATTGGATATAAATTTACCTTAGTGTCGTAATTACCATCAACGCCATCAAAAGCAAATTCTGTGGGGAGAGAGTTTACAAGTGGCGTAAAGTTTAACTTGCGGTTCATGTCCACAAAACTGATGTTTATCAAGCCAACATTGCTTGTGGTATTGATGACATCCATGACTTGAAACTTCTGCCCTGCACCTGTCAAAGAATAGGATGAAGTCGAGGCTACTGTAGAAACAGTAACGGTTTGACCCAAGACATTCCATGAAAAGGCATCTTCAACTTGACGCTTTGCGTCATTGACAAACTTACCTATCAGAGTTGAATAAGTAGTTTCATTGATTGATGAAATTGTTGTCTCACGCAATCTGATAAGTACATCATTGATTAGTTCAAGGTAGGTCATGCTCTTGTCAACCCTTCTTCTTCAAATGTCGCTATAAAACTGAATGAACTTCCAGATTCAGTAGTTATTTTAATTTTGTCGCCTTCTTCTAAAACAATATAAGCATTGCCATCAAATTGCAAATAGGTTTTTGATGTGAAGTTATAGCTAGTCAATATATCAAGGGTCGTACCAGCACTTGCGTCAAACCATTGAACAGTTATGTGCTTGGTAGAGCCACCTGTATTGTGTATGTACATTACAGTAAATTTAGAGTAATAGCCAGTAGGACAGGTATAGACTGTTGTGTCTACTGCCGCTGTAGGACTAACACCAACTGATAATGCTCTCATTTTGCCTTTGCCTTATTCCTTGCGGAGATAGCTTTAGCTTTTGCCTTTGCGTCAGTCTTTGAGGATGCACCCCATGCCTTGAGCGAAAGAAGCAGTCTTGTTGGTTCACCTTTCTTGTCGTACTCAGCACCATCGTTGCCAGCCATACGAGCCAAGAAACTTGCTCTGCGAGGATTATCCCCCGACTTTACTGGTGCTTTCAAGTTGCCACCAGTTTCTGCATTATAAGATGCTCTGCCCTTGGCATTCAAGCCGCCTTTTGGATTTTGACCAGCTTTTGTTTGCCAAGTAGGTGATTTCATCTACTTCACCTTTTTAGGCTTTTTTGCAGTCTTTGCCGCCTGTTTAAACGCATCAGCAGTAGGCGCACCCTTGCTACCTACCTTACGCATCTTCTCGCCAGACCCTGCCTTAATACGAGCCTGTTTTGCATTAATGTTTGAGTAAAGTCCAGTTTTCATTTTGTCTTCTTCTTGGCTTTACCAGCTTCAGATAAAGCAATGGCAACTGCCTGTTTAGGATTGGTCACAACCTTGCCACCCTTACCAGAGTGCAGAGTTCCCTCTTTGTACTCCCCCATGACCTTCTTGACCTTTTTCTGTGATTTAGTCATTTTCATAGGGTTTCTCCTTAGTACATGATCTTTGCTGTAATCGTGCCAGTTACATAAACAGTGCAATTTGCTCTCAAATACTTGGGAGCATTGGCAACTGTAATGATGCCGTTAGCAGTCAAAGCAGTTCCAATGGTTGACCAGTTAGTACCATCTAAACTACCTTGCAATGCCACAGTAGCTGATGTAATACCTGAAACTTGCAAGAATGCAGGAACTCCACCATCAACTTGCACAGCTTTAGATTCTCCAGTTGCGACAACATCACTTAGGAGTGTGATAGGTGTGGTTAAAGATGCCATTATTTACCTCTTGAGGATTTCTTCATCATGTTGGTAGCAGTTCTACCACCACGCATAGGCATACCCTTTGGCTTGCCAATAGCAACCATGACAGTTACAGGAATACCCTTTTTCTTGCCGTATTCTTTTGCTTCTTTTTCCCCTTTTTCGGTGTAGGGAAACTTCTTTTTTCCAACTGAGGGCATAGTATTCTCCTTATTTCCAGAGTCGATCAGCAACAAAGGTAATCACACCGCCCATGAATGAAGCGATAGTCATACCCATCCAAAATCCACCTTTGCCTTTATTGGCAAGTTCAAGTAATGATTTGACATCGGTACTCAATTGAGATACCTGACTATGTAGAGCCTCTACTTGAGCCTCTAACCTACCAAAATCTCTTGCGTCAATTTCAGACATTTTCAACCTTTCGAGGTCTACCCATACGCTTGATTGTTGGAATGACAGGCGCAAAAGCGGTATCTGTACGCTCAGAATCAACTGATTCTATGGTTACTTCTGGTTCATCTATCCTTACATACCCTTGATGACCCTTCATAGAGTCAATGTCATGCTGATATGTGAAAGTCACAGTGTTACCCGATTGAAGACAACGAAAAGTAGCCATAAAACCCTTAAATGAGAAAGGGGGGACTAGCCCCCCTATCTTTACACCATGCGAACTACAACAAGTCGCAATGTTGAAGATGCCAAGTCTGCTGTAGAACCTGACTCATTTTGGATGCGGAATTTAACTGTGTTTGCGGCACTGACATAGCCAGTAACAGTCAAACCAACTAAATCTACACCCAAAGATGCACCAATAACCATGTCGCCCAAGGCCACACCAGCTACTGTTACATCATCTGTTTCGCCAGCACCATCGACTAATGAGCCAGCGTCAAGGGTGCAACGAACTGACCAAGTATCGGAGAACAAACCCCGAAAACTGTCATTGCCTCTGCGTGTTACAACTGCACTTGCTGTTGCCATTTTGATTTCTCCTAATTAGGTTAAAAAAGTCCCCCTACCCCTATTTCTAGAGATAGGAGGGACAACTGCAATTAGGCTGGAACGATCAAAGCAAACATTGATGCAGACTTAGCCGCACCAGTGCTTGCCGCTGAACGCAGAATTTGCACTCCATACAGCGTGTCTGCTGTGTACAAAGTTGCAAGGTACGGCTGTTGGTACTGAACTTGTGAGCGAATAGCCACTTGTTCAACCAAAACCAGTGAGTCTTTATGACCCATCAAGCAAACTCGTGCATTGTTAGTACCTGATGCTGTGTCGCAGTTGCTTGATACAAACACAGGGATACCGTACAAGTTACCGATTTCACCTGTGCGAATGGTACTGTTTGTACCACCAACAAAGGCTTGTTCAGTGTAACGAGCCAAACCCATCAAAGTGTTGCGGCTTGAGGGAGGAATCAAGAAGAAACGCTGATCCATTGGGGTATCAGTGTCATCAAGACGCTGAATAGTGCGGCGAATAGCGGCATCGGTCAATGCTGACTCATTGTTGTTTGCGGCAACATAAGCAGTAGTACCATCACCACCAATAAACGCACCAGTTGCATAAGCATTTGTACCACCACCGCCATTGGTTGAACGACCCAACTGAACCAAGTCAGTATCGACTTGTTTAGCCAAGGCATAACCAGCGTCAGAGGTATAGAAGTTACGCAAGCTGTTCAAGGCTTGGGCTTCGACAATATCCTCAATCAAACGGCTGTATTCGTAATGCTTATTGATAGAAACTTGAACTTCAGACTCTGTAGCGGCAATCAAAGTGACTGCTGTTTCAGCGGCTTTAGCAGAAGCAGAACCACGGGTAGGTGCAGGGATGTGAACTACATCACCCTTCTTACCTTTAAAGTTCATCTTCATAACCAAGTTAGCTAAAACGAGGTTTTTCTTGTAAGCCGCAACGATTTCATCTGACCAAATTTCTGGGATGAATTTTTCAGCGGTTGTTACCGTAACTGAGTTTGTGGGGGAAAATGATGTTGCCATGTTAAATCTCCAAAAAACGATAAGTTAAATTATCTAACCCGTCCGTCTTGATACGCTTGCATGATTTCTCCGCTTAACGCCTCATAACGATCTGGGTCAGTCATCTTCAGCCGAATTAGATCAGCCCTGCGATAGACTCTTTTTCCAGACTCTCCACTTCCACCTACATCGACACTTGCCGCCTTAAGGTTTGACTTGCGCTGAGTTTCCCCTGCTTCATTAGTCTGTTTAGCCTTAATTCCTCGCAACTGCTTATAGGTGCTTAACAATTCGTTTGCGCTGTCGTAATCAAACTCACCATCAGCTTTTGCATACAAACCAAGGCGAATAGGTGAAGATTTCACCCAATTCACAAAGTCTGCATCTTGAGCAATCTGACCGAAATCAGGGTGTTCTTGCGCCAGCTTTTGCTGAATCTGCATCTTTTTGAACTCTTGACCAGCTTGTCTAGCCGCAAGTACATCGGGATGGTTATCAACAGTCTTACGAACCGCCGCCTGTGGATTCTCGAAAAAATCTACTTCTGGCTCTTCCTCAATAGGTTGTTGTTTAGAGGAGAGGTTTTGCTTTATGAGTTCAT